ACTGTTGGAAATTAAGGGAGTTGATGACACTGAAGAGGAGACGATTGAGGCAGAGGATCCTGATAATCAAGAGGCAATTGATGCCGCTCTTGAAAATTACTCTGCCGAAGCAGTTCAAGCGTTTATTGAACTCTACGGAGAGGAGAATGTTGGCAGTTTTGAGGATGCTTATCAGGGAGAATATGAGTCTGGCGCACACTATGCAGAATCATTGGTTTCTGACTGCTACTGCGTAGACATCCCTGGGTTTGTTGTTATTGACTGGGAAGCAACCTGGGATCAACTTTACTACGATTATTCCATCGAAGATGGTCACGTCTTCTGTGATAATTTCTGATTCGATGTAAACAAAGGGGAGGGCAATCCTCCCCCTTAATTAACACAAACCCAACCAACCGGAGGGTCTACCTTCAGTCTAGCATCCTATGGGGAGGGTGGACGGATTGTGGACAGTCCGGGAACTGGCACAGTGGGAACCGCCGGGTCGCCTTCTTATGCCTATACTGTATGGGTACCAAACAAACAAACCGCTTGACCGATTCTCTCTCCAACCTCACCGCTATCGCTGCCGACCTTAACGCTGCCGGCAAACCTGTTACCATCAAACGTTTGAAGACTCGCAAGATGCGGAAGGGAGAGGGGATGACCCGCAACGCTCAACACGGTGCCGGACGTGCTATGGGATCGGTGAACGGTACGGATCGCCAAACCGCCTCTCATGCTGTTGGCGGTGGTAAGGGTGCCACGATCACCCGGCAGGTTGGTATCGGTGCTCAGATGGTGAAGAACCTGGATCAAGTGAAGCGCAACGCTGCTGCTACCTATGCCGCCGATCGCCGCGCCGCTGCTAAGGAACGCCTGATGGGGAAAATCGATGATGTGCTTGCATCCCTGTGATGGATGCTGTACGATAACCACAGTTCAAACCAAACCGATGCAAGTTCAATCCCTGGGCGCAAACAAGACACAGGTGGACCTGGCAGACGGAACCTCAGTGTTTTTCTCATACAAGACACCGGTGGCAGCACTGGTGCCCGGTAAGGGATGGATCCGCACCAGCACCCGCTACAGCGTCACCACAACAAAGCACATCAACCAATGGATTCAGGCACCCGCGACAGAAGTGGATCAGTGGGACATCGATCAATTGGTTGCCTTCTGACCCATCATCCTGTAGGATAAGCACAGTTCAAACGAACCCCGATGATCTACTCCCCCGCCTCCTCCATCGATGATCGCTCCCGCGTATGGGTAGGACGCCTTCCTGATCACGATGCTGAGATGCTCATCAGCAGTCAGACTCCTCCCTCCTGCGGATCGTCTGCCTGGTTTGTGTCTGCCCGTGAGAGCGCCCGGTCTGAGGTTCCCGACATCATCGGCACCGATGGTTGTAATGGTTGCATCGTGTGGGCGAAGTCCCTCCAAGGATCTAAGATCTGATTTTCTTAAGATTCGGGGGGTTGAATCCCCCCTTTCTGTGCTACCATTAACTCAGTTCAAACAAAGCAGATGTTCACCTCCCTCACCAACCGCTCCTCCTTCGGTGCCACCTATCAGTGGGCGATCCTCTCAGTCCTGCCGATGGACAATGGTGACGACGGTATGGCACAGGATGGGATGCGCCCCACTGACATCAACGCCGCTCTGGGGATGCCTAATGAGGCACGCACTGGTCTCTCAATGCTCCTTAAGGTTATGGCAGCACAGGGACTGATCAAGCGTCATGAACTCGGTCCCCGCTGGGTAGAGTACACCCGCCTGATGCCTCTCCGCAAGCGGGAGCGCATCGCCCGCTGGTTGTGGCAGTGAGTCAGGTGGCACAGTGGGTGGGTGTTGGGCAGTGCCCGCGCCCCCCGCGTTCGCCCCTGGCGGCGCGTGTGGCTAAAATCGATGGGTCCCTGTAAGCTATAAAGTCTTGCTTTCGCGACCTATTTGTATAACTCCCCACTTTTCTATATAAACCAAGAATGGAAAACGAAATACCTCATATGCAAAAAAATCCCGGAGAAAATTTTTCGACCGTAGAGGTTGATCCTGTAACTGGCGAATACGTCATCAAAGTACCTGAGTGGTTTATCTCCGAATTTGGGTGGTATGAGGGTACAGAGATTAATATGGAAGTAGATGGTGACAGTATAGTAATTACCGAACTCTGAGGTTTACAATAGAGTAAACTTGGAGTATAATTACTTTTGAATCGATTCAAATTCAAACTTGACTTAAGTTATGGCAAAAGGATTTACAGTAAAAGCAAAGTCGCCCGTTGTCAAAAAACCCGCAGAGGTCGAATGGGATTTTGCGAAAGCAAGAGAGATGGTCAAAGGAAAGACCATTGTATTCTGTCTCCCAGGACGCGGTGTTTCATACACGTATCTGAAGAACTTTGTACAACTGTGTTTTGATCTTGTACAGTCTGGAGCAAGTATTCAGATTTCACAGGACTATAGTTCTATGGTGAACTTTGCACGTTGTAAGTGTTTAGGTGCTAATGTTCTGCGTGGACCTGATCAAAAACCGTGGGATGGTAAGTTGAAATATGATTATCAATTGTGGATTGATAGTGATATTGTATTCAACACTGAGAAGTTCTATCAGTTGGTATTGATGGACAAAGATATTGCAAGTGGTTGGTATTGTACCGAAGACGGTCAAACCACCAGTGTTGCACATTGGATGGACGAAGATGACTTCCGAAACAATGGTGGTGTTATGAACCACGAAACCTTGGAGAGTATTGCCAAGCGTAAGAAACCCTTCACTGTGGACTATGCAGGTTTCGGTTGGTTGTTAATTAAGAATGGTGTCTTTGAGCACGACGAGATTAAGTATCCTTGGTTTGCACCGAAGATGCAAGTCTTTGAGTCTGGTGAAGTACAAGATATGTGTGGAGAGGATGTATCATTCTGTCTGGATGCAAAAGAAGCAGGATTTGAGATTTGGTGTGATCCTCGCGTCAGAGTTGGTCACGAGAAGTCTCGTGTGATCTGATATGAAGCAGGAGTATTATACAATTCTCCATAGGGGTGAAGTACTGTTTAAGGACTTGACCGAAGCTGAATATTTTGATAAACTTACAGACCTAGCAGAGGACTTCTACTCTTCTGGGTCTCCGAACCCCTCGGAACTTGAAACTAAAATTACGACAGACTAATTATGGCACGATCTAAAGTTGGACTTTCTGGTGAGAAATTCGTAGAATCCAAACCGAAGAAGACTCGTCAAGGGTCCGGAAAAAACACGAAGTACGCCGCTTCTTCTCGCAATAACGCTAAGAAAGCATATCGCGGACAAGGTAGGAAATGAATACAAGGAGGGGCATTGACCCCTCTTTTTTAATAAATACCTAAAAACAAATTAGTAAGATGAAATCATATAAGCAGTTTGTGATAGAAGCATATACACATTCTGAAACCATCAATGAATTCAATGTTGGCAACTTTGCAAGAGATAGAGTTAATGATATGAGGCAAGGATTTAGAAATTTTAGACAGAATCCAGTCCGATCCATACGTCAAGGTGCTATGGGTCTTGGAAAGTATGAAGTGAAATCTCAAGCAGTAAATCCAGTTATTAATACCCTTAAAAAAGCAACAGGTAATAAACCAGTAACGAATGCTGTACTTGATACTGCTGGTTTTGTTGCACCATCATTGAGTTGGAAAGGTGCTGCTAGAGGTGCTGCTAGAGTATTAGCACCTCTAGCTAAACCTGCACTTGCTGCTGGAGCATTGATTTTAGCAACTCCTCAACGTGCTGGTGGATATGATCAAGTAACAGGACCTAATGCATTCGACAATCACCCTGCTCGTCGTAAGAAGAATCAAACTCCTCAACCCAGTAATCAACCTTCTCAACCTCGTATAAGAGCAGGATACTAAACTGATAGGGATAGCAACCCCTTTAAAAGTTCTGATTTCAGTGTAAATCAGGAGCTACAATGGGCAATTCACCTGTCGATAGAGACTCTAACTACATGAGAGAAATGTGGGGTACCACAAGACTCGTTACTGACTACCATCAAAGTGAAAAAATGAACGATTTTCTTGACAATCTAGGCAATCACCAGCATCAAAAGATGCTTCGTGAGATTGCTAATGATGATATGACGCCTAAAAAGCACGATTTTAAGACTCAGAACGAACTTCACGAAAAAATTCGTAATGATGAGGATTATGATGACTGGGGTTATGGTACAGAACCCACTTATGGTCAGATTTCTGAGTAGAGGGTATAAATAAATTCAGAAAAATCTACCATTTCAATGCCTAGCAAGAGGGTTTCCAGAGCATTTAAGGATATTAGTTTCTCATTTGATCCACATCCTGTGACGAAGGACCTTCCTGTACTCATTAATGAGCGTGCAATCATTAGATCTGTACGTAATTTGGTTGAAACGGTACCTACAGAACGCTTTTTTAACTCCGACTTGGGGTCAGATATTCGTAGAAGTCTCTTTGAGTTCGTCGATGTCGCCTCAAGTCGTGTTATTAAGGAGCAAATTCGGGAAACAATCCTGTTTTATGAGGATAGAATTGAAAATTTAAAGGTTCAAGTCAATCCACAACCCGATAATAACAGTTTTGATGTCAATGTTTTCTTTGATATCGTAGGTTTAGATTATCCAACCCAGTCATTTTCGTTCATATTAGAGGCAACACGATAACCAATGCCTTTTACTCAGTTTACTAACCTAGATTTCGACCAAATTAGGGCAGAAATCAAAGCATATCTCCGTTCTAACTCAAATTTTACGGATTTTGACTTTGAAGGTTCTAATTTTTCGGTACTGATTGACACTTTAGCATACAATACGTATATTAATGCGTTCAATGCTAACCTTGTCGTCAATGAATCCTTCTTAGATGGTGCGACAGTACGTGAAAACGTCGTATCATTGGCACGAAATATTGGTTATGTACCTCGCTCTGCAAGCGCCGCTAAGGCGAATGTAACTTTTGGAGTACCTGCGCCCTCTACTGCTACTACAATCACCCTTGAAGCGGGTCTGGTGTGCATTGGAGGGCAAGATAACAGTTCATATCGCTTCTCAATTCCAGAAAAAGTCACTGCATCGGTAGTTAATGGTGTAGCGCAGTTTGGAACAGCAGATAAACCCATAGAAATCTTCCAAGGAACGGTTCTTACTAGACAATTTGTGACTGATACGTCTAGAGATCAGCGTTTTATCCTTGATAATCCAAATATTGACGCTTCAACCATCAGAGTTAATGTCTCTACGGTTGGTCAAGCAGGAACTGGAAGAGATTTTAGTAGAGTTGACAATATTTTAAACATTGATAAGAACTCTGAGATCTATTTGATCCAAGAAGTTCAAGATGAAAGGTATGAATTGCTGTTTGGTGACGGATATTTTGGTAAAAAGTTAGAAAATGGCAAACTTATCACTGTAAGTTACATTGTTACTGATGGTGAGGCAGGAAATGGACCTGCTGTCTTTGAATTCCAAGGAAATCTGACTGATCAAGCAGGTTTAAGAGCAATTCCTACAGGATCAGTGCCTGTTACGACCGTTCAGAAGGCGATGAACGGCGGCGGAATAGAGGATGTGTCCTCTATTAAGTATTTCGCTCCAAGACTCTACTCAGCGCAGTACAGAGCGGTTACATCAAGGGATTATGAGGCGATTATTGCTTCAATTTATCCAAATACAGAGTCTGTTGCAGTTGTTGGTGGTGAAGAATTGGTACCACCACAGTTTGGTACTGTCCAAATCAGTATTAAACCTAAAAACGGTACATATGTTTCCGATTTTGACAAGAGAAATATTCTCAATAAGATCAAACAATACTCAATTGCAGGTATTAACCAAAAGATTATTGATCTTAAGGTTCTTTATGTTGAAATTGAGTCCAATATTTACTACAACTCATCACAAGTTGCTAGTGTTGACACATTAAGAACTAATATTATTGATACTCTTGAGAAATATTCTAAAGATGTTGATATGAACCGCTTTGGTGGAAGATTTAAGTATAGTAAGATTCTTCAACTCATTGATCGTGTTGATACTGCTATCACTTCTAACATCACTAAGGTGAAGATCAGAAGAGATATGAAGGCACTGGTTAATCAGTTTGCTCAATATGAGATTTGTTTCGGTAATCGATTCAATGTAAAACCAAATGGACTTAACATTAAGTCTACTGGATTTAAACTCGTTGGTGAATCTTCGGTTGTATATTTGACAGATTTGCCAAATGCTGACCTTAAAACTGGAGTTATTTCCATAATTAAGATTGGTTCTAATGGTCAAAGAATTGTTGTTGCTAAAGAAGCAGGTGTAGTTGATTATATGAAGGGAGAAGTCATTCTCAATACGTTGAATATTGTTGAAACTGAGAGACCAAATAACATTATTGAGATTCAAGCGTTCCCAGAATCCAACGACGTTGTTGGTCTAAAAGATCTTTATTTGAGTTTCAACGTTCCAAGTAGTACAATAAATATGGTTAAAGATGTCATTGCATCTGGTGAAGATATTTCTGGCGTGTCTTTCACAAGAGACTATTATACTTCAAGTTATTCCAACGGAGATTTAGAGAGGAAATAAAATATGTCGCAATTTGAGAAGAGAGTGCAACTCAATAAAATTATTGAGAGCCAACTTCCAGAGTTTTTAGTCGCTGATTTTCCAAAAGCAATAGAATTTTTTAGACAATATTACTTGTCTTTGGAGCATCAGGGTGGTAGTGTAGATCTTGTTGATAATCTTGATCGTTATATTAGAGTAGATAACCTCGTTCCAGAGGTTGTTGTAGGTGAAACAGCACTCACGGCATCTATTACATCTTCTCAAGATACTATTCAGGTAACTTCTACAAAGGGATTTCCTGATGAGTATGGTCTTTTACAGATCGGTGACGAAATTGTTACGTATAAGGCAAAGACTGACACCGAATTTACTGGTTGTGTTCGTGGTTTTAGTGGAATATCTGGATACGATGTAGGAATCTCTACTGTTTTCAGCAATGTAAACAGGCAAAATGTAATTTTCAGTGAAACTTCTGCATCCGCCGCGGCCAACGGAGCAGTAGTAAAGAACTTAAGCGTTATCTTTTTACAGGAGTTCTATAAAAAGTTAAAGAAAACTTTTACTCCAGGACTAGAAGAGTATGATTTTGTTTCTGATTTGGATGTCGGAAACTTCATAAAGCACGCAAGAAACTTCTATCAGTCAAAAGGTATTGCAGAATCTGTTAAAATTCTGTTCAAAGTACTTTATGGTGTAAATGCTGAAGTATTAGATCTTGAAAGTAGACTTATCAAACCTTCTTCTTCTGAATACATTAGAAGAGAACTTATTGTTGCTGAGAATATTTCTGGTGATCCTTTTGGATTAGAAGGTCAGACAATCTTTAAATCAAATGATCTTGAAACTAATGCATCAGTTTCAGACGTTGAAATTTTCACTAGAAATAATCAAACTTTTTATAAGCTTGGTGTCTTCGTTGGATATAACGATAGAGATCTTGTAGAAGGTATTTTCAATATTCCTGGAGCATCTAGAGTATTAGAACCAGTTGAAGTGAATGCAAATGTAATCAGCGTTGACTCTACAATCGGATTTGGTCAGACAGGAACTATTATTTCTGGAACAAATAGAATTGATTATACTTCAAAGAGTATTAATCAGTTCTACGGTTGTACTGGTGTTACAACAAAAATTAATCTTGCTGATGTTATAAGAGCAGATGAAACCATTTTTGGTTATGAAAATGGTGATATCGAGAACAGATGTGATATGAGAATCACTGGAGTTCTGTCAGAATTCAAATCACTGACAGATATTCCTTTGATGGAAGAAGATGAGAAGATAACCACAAGAAATGTTGGTGAGATTATTGAGAATCCTATCGTTGATAGGACTTACAAGCAAATGTTTGCCAACTCTTGGATGTATAATACCAGTCCAAGATTTAAGGTTGAAGAAATAAATTCTTCAGTTTTCACATTATTCTCTGATATTGATAAGGCATATCTCAAAGTAGGTGATTCTGTTGAAGTTCTTATTGGAGAAAGTCAACAGGTAGTTGTACCTGATCCAACTGTTACAAATGCATCTTTTGCAACAGTATCATCAATAAACACTCTCACTAAAGAAGTTACTTTATCCAACATAGGAAACTTTGTACCAGACCCTAATAAAGACTACAGTATTAGAAGAAAAGTTGTAAAGGCAAAGAGTTCTGGTGTAGTTCTTACCGTTGGTAATGAAGTATACATTGCAAATGCATCTAATATCTACACAGATGATGCTGCAACCTTTGGATACTTAGCATCAAATTCTTTACCTGGATATAAAATTGTAGATGATATTGTTGAGTCTACACTCCCAGATGGATATGTACAAACATTGGGTCCAAACAATACTCAAGGACTGGGTGGATATAATCCTTACTATAAGACTTATGAGACAATTGTATTCTCAACACCAGTTGATTTTAGAGATGGTGATGAAATAGTTTATACCGCACAAAGTCCTTTAATTGGTCTTACTTCTGGAGACAGTTACTTTGTAAAACTTGTTGCAGCAAACGAGATTAAATTATATGCATCTAAATCTCAACTTGCTAATAATGCAAAGACTATTGCAAACTTTGATGATATTTCTAGATTCAATCCAAACTTTGGTGCAGGAGCACATAATTTTACCCTCAAGAGGCACGAGAATAGAACTCTTTCAAGTAAGCAGATTGTTAGAAAGTTCCCATTAGTACAACAATTAGAAAGCACTAAGAGTTCTGATAGAACGGTATCTAACGTTGGTGTATTGATTGATGGCGTGGAGATTGTAAGTCCAGACTCTACGGATAAAATTTACTACGGACCTGTAGAAGAATTTGAAGTTCTTAATGGTGGTAAAGGATATGACGTTGTAAATCCACCACAATTAACAGTTGAAGATATTGCAGAAACTGGATCTGGTCTTCCCCTTGGATCTGGTGCAAAAGTTGAACCAGTAGTTATTGGTAGTGTTAAACAGGTTTTTGTTGATCCACAAGACTTTGGATTTGATAAGTTTTTATCACTTGACTTAGTTGGTGGTAATGGATCTGGTTGTTTATTGGAACCAGTTATTGGATCAAGATTTAGAGAAATATCTTTTGATAGTCGTAATCTGAATGTTGGTGGAGGAATTGATCCTCAAAATGAGACGATTACATTCACAACAAATCATAATCTTGCTGATGGTGAGCACGTTATCTACAATCAAAATGGCAATGATCCGATTGAGATTGGACAAGCATATGATCCAAATAATATTGCAACAGGTGGTTTAAGTAGTGGTGATGAATATGTTGTTAGAATTGTAAACACATCGACTATCAGACTGTTTAAAAATGATACTGATGCATTTACACCTTCTGCATCGGGTATTACAACCATAAGCACTGGTATCAATACAATTGGTCTTTCTGCTGCCACATCAGCATCTGGTATTCATAAGTTTAGAACTTTATCACAAAAAAATGTAAGATCGATCACTGTTCTTGACGGCGGATCTGGTTATGCTCACAGAAAACTTAGAGTAAAGTCTAGTGGTATTTCTACAGAATACAACACTATCTACTTTAAGAATCATGGATTCAAAACGGGAGAAGTAGTCACATATCAAACCACAGGTAATTCTATCGTTGGTTTATCTACTCTCAATAGTTATTCTATTCAATTTGTAGATTCTGATCAATTCAGACTTGTAAATGTTGGTGTTGCCGGAACATTTGCTGATGATCTGAATAAGTCAAAATACACTAAACTTGACTCCATTGGAAGCGGATATCATATTTTCCAATATCCAGAGATTAAAGTTAATGCTAATGTTTCTTTTGGATCCGCTGGTATTGGAACATTTACCTTTACACCAATCGTAACTGGTGAAATCGCTGATGCTTATCTGTATGAGTCTGGTGCAGGATATGGATCTACCATATTCAATTTACACACAAAACCAAGAATTTCAATCAGCAAAGGCAAAAATTCTCAACTTGCTCCAATTATTTCTAATGGAAGAATTGTTGATATTCAAGTACTGAATAAGGGATCTGAATATGATTCAATCCCCGAACTTAGAGTTGAAGATCCTTCTGGAGGAACAGGTGCAATTCTTAGACCTGTACTTTTGAATGGAAAAATTGATGATGTTGTTGTTATCAATACTGGTATAGGATATAGTGCATCTTCTACTTCAATCTTTGTAGATTCTAGAGGATCTGGTGCAATCTTTGATACCAGAGTTAGAGATCTGACAGTAAATGATGCCTTTAGGTTTGGTAAGATTTCTGCGACAAGAACACCAGAAATTTATTCCAGTCTTTACAAAGATGTTGAGCAAGATTCTTTGGTTTATGGAATGTATGGATATTCTGAAGATCTTGCATCCAACTTTGAACCTTTGAATGGTTCTCACTCACCTATTATTGGATGGGCATATGATGGAAATCCAATTTATGGTCCATTTGGATATCAAAAGGCAGATAATGTTCAATCTGGTGTTACTAGACTTGAAACTGGATATGAACTGAAAACTAATTCTGTTGTTGATAGACCACCCACCTTTGAACCAGGATTCTTTAAAGAAGATTATCTGTATACCAATAGTGGTGATCTTGATGTTCACAACGGTAGATTCTGCAAGACTCCTGAGTTTCCAAATGGAGTTTATGCATACTTTGTTGGGGTTACAACTAGTGGACAAAACTCTGCAAAATTTGCACCTGCATACCCATACTTTATTGGAAATAAATTTAAGTCTCAAGTAATAACAGACAATCTAATTTTAGATCACAAATTTGATTTCAATGGAAATGATCTTGTTAGAAATACTTTCCCATACAAAGTCAATGATCCAAATGCTGATTATGATTTTATCAATGAGTCATATGAAAGTTTTGAACAACTATCTACTGTAGATGCTGTTACAAGGGGAACTGTTGATCAAATTAAAGTCATTGATGGTGGAGTTGGTTACTCTATTGGTGATAGAGTCAACTTTGATTTTGAAGGTACTGGTGGAGCTGGTCTTAGAGGTGAAGTTCAAGAACTCAAAGGTGCAGGAATATCTTCAATTACAACTGACTTAGAGAGAAATGTAAACTGTGTATTTGTATGGGATAACGATAATCAAGTTTCTGCATACAACCGCGAAGGATATGACTTTAATAATAATGATACTGTCCTTATTAGTGGACTTTCCACTTCTATACCATTCTTGAGTGGACCAAAGAGAATAGGATTTACTACAGAAGCAGTTGGTCTTGCAGGAACAATGACCAGTTATTCTGGACTTCCTGGTGGAAAATTTGAAGATATCTTCGTTTCTAGAAGATTTAGAGAAGTATCAATTGGTAATTCTATAACAATCACATCGTCTGATGGTACTGAGACTGTAAAAGTTCTCAATGATCATTTAAACGGTGTATTGACTGTCAAGAGATTTGGATCTACTGGTGTAGCACACTCCTTTGGAAGTGATCTCAGTTTAAGTTCTGATAGAGTAAGACTTCCAGTAAAATCTACAAAGTTTGAATCCAGAAGAGACAAACTGATCTATTTCAATGCAAGAACATCCGTTGGTGTTGGAACAACAGCAGGTGGTGCTCAACAAAAGGTAAGAACAATTGGAGTCACCACATCTAGTGTCTCTGTTCCTTGTAGAGCAATATATCTGCCAAATCACGGACTTAAGACTGGTGAAAGACTTACCTTTACTAAGAGCACTCTTGCTGGAGTAGACTCACTTATTGTTGCAGATAATTCTTTAAATCAAGGATCATTCTTTATTCCAGATACTAACTCACTATCAAGTGAAGTTTTTGTTATCAATAAGGGCGAAAACTTTATTGGTCTAACAACACAAGTTGGTTTAACAACTGCTTCTGAAGGACTGTTCTTCTATAGTGATGGATCTAATAACTCTGAATATCTTCTCAAAACAAATAGATCGCAAGTTCTTGGAAATGTTGATAGAATTACTACAATTGTCAGTACTTCATCAACTCACGGTCTTCAGAATAGAGATGTTATTAAACTGACTGTTGCTCCAAACACTGTTGTTGGATTTGGAACAACTGGTGCATTGAATATAAAACTAAATGAAGATGAGAAAAAGATTCTTGTCAATACAATTGGCATCAATTCAACTAGTATTTCTCTTTCTGACGGATCTTTCACTTATCAAGATCACGGATACAAAACTGGTGATAAAGTATTCTATGAAGCAACTGAAGTTGCTTCTGGTCTAACCACTGGAACTTATTATGTAATTCAAGATAGTATTGATAAATTTAGACTTGCAGAAACTTTATTTGAATCAAATCCAAGAACAGAG